CCTATGACAGACTATAAAGAAAAGAAGATAAACATCGCCACAGGATTAGGAATACTCATCCTCGGTCTAGGAATTGGCTTTGGATTGTGCTTGATATTTATAGAGGCTAAGTCAAACCAATTAAACCTAGAGATGGTCGTAAATATCTTTGAGAAGAAGATAGCCGACAAACAATACGAGATTGACATGAGAAGTGCTTTGTATGACCACCAGATATTTGAGTGTGAGTCAGAAGTATATAAATTAAAAAACAACCCATGACAGACTATAAAGAAATTGACAAACAAATGACTAACACAGACTGGAGGGGTTCACTAAAAAGTAAATGGTATCTTTGGAACAAGGACAAGGAGGGGAATTACACGACCTGTGGAGAAGAAGTAATTGATTTTATTGACCTCTGCCTCAAAGACCAGAAATCGGAGTTGTTGGAGGCGGTAGAGAATAAACTTTCATACTTAACAAGATACTATCGTTCAAAGTTTAGGGCAAACCTATCCGAAGCGGAGGAAGAAGGAACTGAAGAGATGATACTTGATTCGGAAGTTCAAGAAATTATTAAGGGGTTAATTAAAGACAATGATAAAGGCAGGTAAACGCACCAAAATGAACGCCAAAGCCAATAAAATCATGAAGCAGTGGTGTATTGATCACGAGATCACCTCCTGCGAGCTTTGTGGGTCATCCTACGGCCTTTCGTTTGCCCATCGTGCGAAGAGACGGTACTACCAAACAGCCGAGGAACTGTCAGACCCTAAAAACTTCTTACTGGCATGTCTTGCTTGCCATGATAAGTACCTAGAGTGGAATCCCGAGGTAAAGGAGAGTTATTTTGTAAAATTGAGAGATGAAAAATAAATTTAAATACGGGGATGGTACGTTTACCCCCCTAATGTACAAAGGGAAGCCTCTTATACTTGACGAACTTAATGGCTGTATATCAGGTGTCACTTACTTTAACCATATCTATCAAATGAGGTGGAGATCTGACACAAAATGCCACGCTTGCCTAAAAAATGGATACTGGTGCTGGTCAAACCTACTTACCAACCCAACCGATCTTGTTGCTTATTTACAAAACTTATGGTCACTACGCCACTCGAAATAGACGAGCAATCTTCTGTAGTCTACTACCTACAATATCTCAAGAATGTAGGCCGTGTGGTGGTCTACAGTGCCGTTCCTAACAACACTTGGACTAAGTCATGGTCCCAGAAAGCCAAACAAAAGAAATTAGGTGTTATGAGTGGTGTGCCGGATCTGATTGTAGTCACCCCAACAAAAGTATTCTTTATCGAGATGAAACGCCAGAAGAGGGGAAAAGTAATGGTTACCCAGGACGAATGGATCGATGCTATCAACACTACTGGAGTTCCGGCGAGGGTATGCCACGGATTTGAGGAAGCGAAAGACTTCATAAACGAACAAATAAAGTCTTGACACTACTACCTATCTATGCCATAGTTAATTACCTATTTTTGGTTTGTATAATATCTCGGTAAAGGCCAGATTAAAAAGTACGACGAGGATTAGGCTTGGGTGGGTAACTCAGTTGGAAGAGCGGTTACGCGCGTCTGATGAAGACCTCCGTAGTATCAGGTCACAGGTTCGATTCCTGTCCCATCCACTAAATACGAAAAATACAGGGCGTGCACTAAGCATATAGCTTGTAACTGGCCGGATGACTTCTCTATGACCGCCGGCTCATTCCCTGTATTAGATGTTATAGATAATACCAGATAGTTCTAAAGTTGTCAATCATGACGCTACACTGCTAAAATGAACCTAGAAACACTAAGATCAATGTGGACCGAGGCTACTCCTGAGAAGAGGGTTGTTATTGAGTCGGTAGCAAAAGCATTCAAAGAAAACGATAGATTTGGAAGTATAGAGATGGGAGGGAATGGGTATTGCTACGAATGTTTTCTTGAACCGGCTCGTCCTGATCACTACAACTGTGACATATGTGCCGGCAAACTTCCTACAGCTGGTGTTACCAGATCCCTAGAACAAATCAAATTATCTCTCAGAGAGAAAATATCCAAGAACACAAAATAGATAGAAGATGCGACTTTAGAGAAAAATGTGAGGGATGTTTTTGAGGTATAATAAATTTACTGGCCTAGTATTCTAGACAACCTATGAAAGAAACACGCCCCATATCTGAATTAAAATCTTGGGAAAACAACCCCCGATCAATCGACAAGGAGAACTTCGGTCGCCTCCGCAAACAAATCCAACGCTTGGGTCAGTTTAAACCACTTATTATTACCTCTGATGGCACCGTTATCGGTGGAAACATGCGCCTTGAAGCTATGAAATCTCTAGGCATGTCCAACGCTTGGGTCAGTTTAATTGAGTTCAAAGAGCGAGAGGATAAAAAGTGGTTTGCTTGTATTGACGGAGTGGCTCAAGTGGGAGAGTTTGAATCTTTGGAACAGGCGGTGACTGAGTACGCTTTAAGTGACAATGATCGTGCCGGATCCTACGATGAGGATAAATTAGCCGAGCAACTTTCCAAGTTACCTCAACTAGAAGATATTTATCGATTTGATTTGGGAAAACTCACAAACATAAAAGAACTGATGAGTCGATACGGGCCGGATCTCAAAGAGGACGAGTTTGATGGATCCTTACCCGACGAACCCAAGACAAAAATGGGGGACGTTTATCAACTTGGTTACCATCGACTTATCTGTGGTGACGCTACCGATTTTGGTGCAGTACAGAAACTCATGGATGGTAAGACCGCACGGATGACGTTTACCGATCCCCCCTACAATGTTGACTACGCCGGAGGTATGCACTCGGATGGTACTCAGACAAAGAGAAAGAAAATCTTAAACGACAAAATGAGTCCTGAAGAGTTCTACCAATTCCTCTACAACTCACTAGGAAATATGATCGCGGTCACTAAAGGGGCGTTCTACGTCTGCATGTCCTCGTCCGAGCTCCACAATCTTTGGAAAGCATTTACGGACAACGGAGGACACTGGCAGAGTTATATCATCTGGGCCAAGGATGCCTTTACTCTCTCTCGTGCTGACTATCAACATCAAATGGAACCCATCCTCTACGGTCTATCAGAAGAAGAATTGAAGAAAATCACGGAAGAGAATGGAAATATTGAATCTATGCCTATCTTGTACGGCTGGACAGAGCATGAGTGGTACGGTGGAAGAAAACAAGGCAACGTGTGGAATATAGCTAGACCTAGAATCTCAAAGGAACACCCTACAATGAAACCTATTGAGTTAGTCGGAAGAGCCATCAGAAACTCGTCGCTTGTCGGGGACATCGTCCTAGATCTGTTCGGCGGGTCCGGCTCCACTCTAATCGCGGCAGAACAAACGGGAAGAATTTGTTATATGTCCGAACTTGATCCTGCCTATTGTGATGTAATTGTCAGAAGGTGGGAAACCTTAACCGGCGGAAAGGCTAAACTAGTATGAAAGAACCATCCCGAGAACAACTATGGCACGACGAGTATATAAAACGCTCCAAGGCCGCCTACGTGGTCTGTGACACGTGTGGATTCAAATACGGTCGCCATGATCAAATAGACGCAAAATTCAGAATGGGGGCTTGTGATATTTGTAAAAAGCATAAGGGAATTACTGACTTCAAAAATTACGGATTTAGCATACACCCATGAAATACTCAAAGATGAAGTGCAAAAAGTTTAGAGAGTATGTCGCATTGGGGATGACAATAGAAAATTCGGCGGTTTTGGCATTTCAGATTGATAGAGCCACTTATTATCGTTGGAACACCGAAGAATCACCTTTAAATGAGAAGCAGAAATACGACCTAAAACAGGCAATAGAGGTTGGTAGATCGGAATTAAACAACCGTTTGAGCCTGTATATTCTCAAGGGATCTGCTGACGATGGGTCCCTGGCTCTCAACTATCTGAAGCGCCTTGAGTCTGGTACTTATGGCGATACCCAAAAAGTAGTCGGAGACAAGGACAATCCTCTCACTGTTAACCATACTTTCACCGATGACCAACTCAAAAGAATTATCACCAATGGAGGCGAGGGAACTGATCGAGGAGACAATCAAAAGGGCTAGGGTAGACCCGATTGTTTTTGTCAACAACTTCCTCTTTACCTTTGACCCTAAACGGCCTCCTTATCACTGGGAGTTCAATTTATTTCCCTTTCAGGAGGAGCTCGTGTTGGAACTGGTACGCGCGATTGAGGAGGGAGATGATATTTTCATCGAGAAATGCCGAGAGATGGGCGCTACCTACGTGGTGCTGGCTGTCTTGCTCTGGTTTTGGCTGTACGTTCCTGGATCAAACTTTCTTGTCGGCTCCCGCAAAGAGTCTTACGTGGATAACACTAAGGGTGATTCTAATGAGATTTCCAACAAGGAAGAGTCTTTATTCGGGAAACTGGAGTACATGATCAATCATTTGGCTCCGGCGATGCTACCTATTGGATTCCACACAAAGAAACATCTCACTTACATGTCGCTCTCAAACCCTGAGAATGGTAACGCAATATCGGGTGAGTCATCTAACTCCAACTTCTCGCGTGGTGGGCGTTTTAAGGCCATCCTGCTGGACGAGTTTGCGTTCTGGGACAACGGGGCCGCCGCTTGGGGATCTACGGCTGACACCACGAACTGTAGAATCGTCCTGACAACCCCTGGTATCAAACCTGGTAAGGCGAAAAGATTAAGATTTGGCAAGGACGGGGAGGTTATCAAAGTTATTACTCTCCCCTACTCCCTCGATCCGCGCAAGACAGACAAATGGCTCAATCACGAAAGAAGTCGCCGGAGCGCTGAGGACTTTGCCCGAGAAATCATGATCAACTGGGAGTCGTCCATCACAGGTATCGTCTACCCTGAAATTAAAATGGCAAAGATGGGAGACTTCCCCTACAACCCCAAATGGTCGTTATTCCGATCGTGGGATTTTGGTCTTGACGGTGTGGCTATCCAGTATTGGCAGTATAATCCATTGAGTGCTAAAATGAGGCTAATTGATTGCTATTTCAACAGCAACAAACCTATTCAATTCTACTTTCCAGCGTGTGGAGTAGATGAGTTTACCAACGAGGATGGGATTGTCAAAAAGTGTCGGGACCTATTCGCTTCGTCCTACGGTAAAGAAGATCTAGAAGCTTTCGATATTATGTCCCAATTCCGTAACCCTGTTGATTTTGGTGATCCTGATGTAGCCAAACACTCTCTCTTGACTGGCACCTCGACCTATCAAGCTCTATCAAACGTGGGTATCTTTGTAGAAACCAAGCCAGAATCAAACGATTTCAACTCTCGTAAGGAAAGGACAAAGGTTATGTTACAGGGGGGCGTGGAGGTCAACAAGACTCCCAGGACTGACGTGTGGCTTGAAGCTATCGAACAAGCTAGGTTCCCACAACGGCAGGAAAACTCTCAGGCTACATCTGCCGTCAATCTTCCTATTCACGACTGGACTTCGCATCACCGTACCTGTACCGAGTATCTTGCCGTCAACCATGATATTGATGCCGAGCCAGAGCTACCCAAAAAGAGAAAAGCTGAGGACACCCGGGGGACTTTTGCCGAGCATTTAAAGCGAATGAGAAACAAGCGTATAATGAAACAGATAGATATTTTATGACAGAAACTGCCACAAAATTAGAGTTTAAGGTCACGACATTCTCCAACGAAGAAGCCTTGCTCCAGAGGATAAATCCTGACTTGTACCGTATCTATCGGGCGATAAAAATAATCAATAGTTTCGGGGGACACGGATCTTTTGAAGTACACCTCAAAGATGGCCGGATCAAAGACCTGAACGGGCTGTATATAAAACCCTCGTTTGACTTGAATAATTTTGACTCAAAGATTAAAGAATTAGCGGAATAATGATATACTCAAATCAGCTAAGTAATCAATCGCCGGCGTAAGTCGGTATTTTTGTATGAAAACCTATAAACCCAAAACAGAACCCAAAAAAGATGAGGAAAAGGGCAAGACCACTAGTTTGGAGGTACTAAAGAGTAGGCTGTCGTGTTCACAGGCTTTTGAGAAGAACGAGAGAAATCAATGGAAGAGAGTGGTCAAGTGTATTGAGCTTGAGCGTGACGTTATTGTCGGATCCGACACTGTAGTCCAGAAGATTAAATATCCACTCTTGTTTGGTGCGTACGATAACTTCCAGTCGGTTCTTACCTCTACCCCTCCGCAGGTGGTCATTACTTCCGATGACAATAATGATTTCATCAAGACGGTTTTTTGGAGGGGTATCATTGACCAGCAGAAGCGCAAATTATTCCTCGATGATCTGAAGTACGAGTTTGTCCAGTCGTTTATCATTACCGGCAAGGCTGTCTACAAAGTTGGCCGGCAGACTGAAACAGGTGAGATTGAGAAAGAAGTCAAAGGCGAGGACGGAAAAGTCATTGTCAGTGCTAAATCCGAGGTTGTCACTAAAAATAAATCATTTGTCACCGTTGTTGATCCTAGAAGAGTTTGGGTATCTCCTGAAACTCGCTACACTGGTCCTGTGTTGGGTGAGGAGTGCCCCTACATCATCGAAGAGATGATCAAGACCCCTGAATACCTGGAAGAAAAATATGACATAAAAATTGAAGACGACGAAAAAGAGTACGTTTCCTCTGACGATTACGAGGGTGAGGAAAAAATAGAGTCAAACGACGAAACAGAGGACGATCTTAAACGTGTCCGGCTCTATGCCTACTACGGTGTTTATCAGAAAGATGGTAAATACTTCACAAACTACGAGTGTCTATTCACCAAAAAGAAAATCATCAAAGACCGTGAACTTCCCTACGATCACGCAAAGAAACCTTATATCTATCTTCTGAACTTCCGCAAATTCTTCAAGGCTAAAGCCATGGGTGCTCTTGACTCTGTTCTCGATCTTGATCAGGAGTACAACGAGCACATGAACCGTATTCGTACCTACATTCGTAGAATGGTCAATCCTAAGTGGGCTAAAACTAAAGGTACAAAGATTGACGAGGCGGCTCTACTTGATCCCGATGTTGGTTTAATAGTAAACGAGAGTACACCCAACGCTTTCCGGCCACTCACCCCTCCACAGCTAGATTCCTCTATTTTTGAGAAAGCCTCAGCTGTTGAGAACCTGTTCCAGTTCCTTTCGTCTGTTACTTATGGTCAATCGGCTCTCAAGCAGGTTGGCACCGCCACAGGGCAGGAGATTGCCTCACAGGGGGCTGATACCAAGACCTCTCGTATGGTCCGGCTACTCGAAAGAGGACAGGAAGAACTTCTCACAATGCTACTTCAGCTTGAACAGCAATACGCCTCCACTGATGGTACGCCTGTGAAGATCGTCGGATCAGACATAGTGGAAATGATCCGCAATAAAAAGAAACTCTTTCAGGTTCAAATGGATCTCTACAATCGCTCACAACAGCCCCAGGTTGACGCCAATGGTCAAACTATCCCCGTTCAACCTATGGATATGCCGGTTGATGATTATGAGAACTTCTCTATCTCTCCTGACGGTCGGACCGTCTACACCACCTACACCCGAGACGAGATCAAGAATGGCTTTGAGCTCTACATCGTATCTCAATCTTCAAATAGAAATCAAAAAGCGGTCCAACAAGCACAGACTCTCAAGGCTCTTGAATTGTCCGGCGCTGACGCTACCGTCAACCGTGCAGAGCTGTGGCGAACCTACTTCCAAAACGGTGGAGAAAACAATCCCGATCGTTTGATCAATGGCAATCCCCAACCACAGCAACCAGTGAATCCCACTACTCCCGACATGGGCAACATTCCTACCAATCAAACTGGTGTCAATACTGCCGCTAGAGGGATGTGATAGAATTAAACTGAGGAATAACCAATTTGCTCGTCGTTAAGGCGGGCTTTTTTGTACCTATATGGAAAACGAAAAAGTCAAATCAAATGACGGTAAGCAAGAAGTACCTTTAAATGAGTGGGTCGAAGATGAGAGAGGTGCTCGGACAATGTACACCCGAGAGAGACCTATCAACTTTTGTGTTGATGGTCATCACCAATTTAACTCTCTCCACGAGTGCAACAAGTGCCCATTTATATTCGTAGGTTTCCGTGCGAATATGCACATCCAAACAAGGGACGGCATATTTGAACGAAAGCCCGCGCATGCTTTAGGCAAGCGTTTGGCCTAGTACATTATCAATAATTAGGACAACCACGCAAGTGGCCCAAAAACTATGTTAGAAGAAAACACAACCCCCTCAACGGAAGAGGTAACCCCTGTTAGTACCGAGACAGTCGCTCCAGTAACAGAGACAACTACCCCTCCTGATAACGGACAAGGTCAACCCAGTGACACTACCACTGACGATCCGATTGTAGCCATCGCGACTAAAAAAGGATGGGATCCAAAGCAGGCAACAACCTTGCTCGCTAAGTCCTACACCGAACTTGAGTCAAAGCTTGGAAACTATAAAGAGATCGAGAAGAGAGCTAGCCTCTATGAGGAAGCTAAAAAGAAAGCCGAACTTTGGGACAGTGCCCAGAGGTACATTGAATCACAAGGTGCGGACGGTCAACCAGACCTATCCAAAATGGCAGTATCAGATCTCGCCGCTTTATGGGAGAACGGCCAAATTGGGTTAGCGGACATGCCGGCCGACAAACAGTTTGAGGTTCAACGCTACGTAAGCGCATCTCAGTCTGCCGCCGAGGGCGCTGTCACTAATCAAGCTTCACAGCTTATTAAGGACAACCCAGAACTCAACGACCCAGAGGTCTTAGAGTTAGTAGCCACCAAGATTGAAAGTGGGGTAGAACCCAACGAAGCAATCGCAATGGTTAAAAGAGTAATGCAGAAAGCTGAGAAGAGTGCTGAATTAAGGCTCAAAAAGGATACCGAGATGATCAGAAACGGTAACCTTGAAGCAGGAGGTTCGCCCGCAAGGACTACTCCAAAAAATGAGATCAAATCTGTCGCAGATGCGTTCAGAGCCGCGAAAGCGGAGATGGCCGCAAAAGGACAGTAATTATTAGTTTATTTAAAGAATATGGCAGTAGGAAATGCAAATTTCGACACACTAGCCACGACAACTTTGGTAAAGTACGCCGACAAGCAATTGGTCGACAACATTTTCCAAAGCAATGCCCTTTTTTACCTGCTTGCAGGTACTGAGGACGTTCGTAAAGCTAACGGTAAGGGTTATAAAGAACTTGATGGTGGACGACAAATTGTCGAACCTCTCTTGTATGCTAGTAACTCTACAGCCGGTTCCTATGACGGATACGATGTCCTAGACACCGATCCTCAAGATGGAATGACCAACGCTGAATTTGACTGGAAACAGTACAGCGTGTCTGTATCAGTTAGTGGTAAGGAAAAGAGACAAAATACGGGTGAAACCGCAGTTTTGAACCTTATCGAGGGTAAAATCATGCAGGCAGAAATGTCCTTGATTGAGTCCATGAACGGCGACCTGTTCACGGATGGTACTGGTAACTCCAGTAAAGACCTCACTGGTCTAGTATTAGCAATTGATTCTGCGGGAACCTACGGAAATATCGTACGTTCAGCCAACTCGTGGTGGAGTGCAGGAGAGACCGCCGTCACTGGCCCTCTTTCTATTGACGTCATGAGAACTGGATACAACGACGCTTCCAAAGGTTACGGGAAAGATCATCCAAAACTGATCATCACTGATCAGGATGAGTATGAGGCCTACGAAGCCAAGCTCCAACCCGATATGCGTTTCGCCGACAACAAATTGGCAGATGCTGGATTTGAGAACTTGAAGTTCAAGGGTGCTCAAATGGTCTACGACGAAGTCTGTAATGCTGGAGTCATGTACTTCATCAACACCGATTACGTCGGCCTCCGTGTCCACAAGGATGCCAAGTTCACTGTAACTCAAGAGATGAGACCTGTTGATCAGGACGCTTTTGTGAAACAGATCCTTTGGATGGGTAACCTCGTTTCGAGCAACTGTCGCAGACAGAACAAGCTCACTGGTCTTACTGACTAATGAGTCGTCATTTTGGGGGTTGGACTTAAACTAACCCCCTTGAGGTATTAACAATTTGATTCCAAAGTATCCCGAGAGGGGGCCAACTAAGGAAAAGAAAGAATCAAAAAATGATCAAATCAAGAAACATCGATCCCGAAGCAGGGAGATGGAGCGAACCGATTAAACTAGCTTCGTCCACAACTGCTTCTTTTGCGTTCCATAATCCGACGGGTCACAAGATCCTAGTCGATGAGATTGTTATCAACGTCACCACGGCCGCCGCTTCTAAATTCCTCTCCGCAGGAGTTATTGCCGCCGCTACTGCTACCACAGCCACCAACGACATTGTTAGTGCCGGTGCTCTGGTAACTGGTCAGGTGCTACACATTGACAATCCTACGACTGTTGCCAAGGATTCCTACATCGTGGGTACTCTTAGTGCCACCGATGCCACTCTAGACGCTTATGCGTACATCCACTACAAAGAATTAACTCTGTAGTGAACGTCTTATAAATTTGTAATACAGAAAGAAGGTGAAATAACAAATGAAACAATTACCAGCAACAAAATTAACCGCGAACGACTCAGCCGCTAAGGAGGAACTCGGTCGCGTCCGTTGGGAGGGTGGCAAAGCCTATCGCTATATTCTAGTGGAGGACCAAGCCCTAGCCGTCGGAGACGTTGTTGAATTTTCAGACACAACTGGATACGAAGTATCTAGTGATCGTTCAGGTGGAGCTTCCATCGGGAGGGTAGTTGCGGGTGTCGCCATTGGTACATTAACTGACGCTTACTACGGTTGGATTCAGGTATCAGGACGAAACGCGTCGATTAAGACGGATGGTGGAGTAAGTGCCGGAGATGCACTTATCCCCCACGCTACAGTCGATGGACGCGCTGACACAGGCACGACCGCTTCTACAGTGGTCATTACTGTGGGTCAGAAATTCGCAATGGCTCTTGAGGCCGATGATGGCACAACCACAGCAGGAACATGCGCAGGCATGATCATGTGTTTGTAAAGTCATAAACAAATTGGGACTCGGTTAATTACGGGTCCTTTTTTGGTATATGATATGGTCTGATATACTATGACACTCTTGTACAAACTACATCAATCTGATAAGTTTAATCAATGGATGACTTTACTCTATCAGCGCCGGTAAGTATTTTGTTTGATAGTGATCCTGTTACTCCTGTTGACGAGAAAGAGAATGGTTTCGATCTTAAGTTCCACAAGAAAAACAATATAGGAAATGGATACCGTGGCTACTACTGGAAATGGTTTGATTCCTTTAAAGACTACTACTTCACTCCACCCCGAGAAAATCTAGAGCTTCCCACTTCAAACGAGTTTGAACACTCCTTTAGAATCGCTCGAGCTCTCTATCGCGATGGGTATTTGAAGAATATCGACATTGTTGAGGAGTTTTACGCTGTCATGGAGTTAATAATTAACTCAAATAAATGAAAGCCTACGAAGAATACGCTGACGCGGGTGAGGGTAACAACTGGTTTATTTGGGTTGTTTTGGCATTGATTATTCTTTACTTTATTCTGAGATGAAAAAGATAAATATAGGCATCGGAATCCCCACTCCTCCCATTGTTGACGCCAATTTCGCTCTGGGAAATCTACAAACTCTACTATCATACACTCGTGAGAATTTGAAAGACTTGGGGGTCATAACCGTGTGCTATCAGGCTGGAGTACGCACCGATCGCAATCGTAATATCATCTTGGACAAATTTATTGAGTCTGGGGAGAAAGGCACTCGCTTTGATTATGTACTTTGGCTTGATGCCGACATGTTGTACCCCAAGGATATGATCTGCAAATATCTAGAGGGTGATTTCGACGTCATGGGATGCCTCTACTTCAAGCGCGCGGATCCTTACGCTCCTATTGCTTTCATCAAAGGTAAAAACCCCCTCAAACCGTTTAAACCTCTCAATCCCCTCACTATTGACGAGGACAAGGTCTATGAGGTTGACGGTTTGGGTTACGGGGGAATGATGGTCAACATGAAAGTCTACGATACCCTTGGAGACGAGAAGTGGACTCTATACGGTTCTAAATTTCACCTACCTTACGAATCCATCGACCACCTCACTCACGATCTTGTTTTCTGCCGGACGGTCCAACAGTACGGCTTCAAAGTCATGATGCACGGAGGAGTTCGTCCTGGTCACATTGCCGACAAAGTTGTCACCATGAAAGACTGGATGGCCTACAATCCCGAAGCAATCAACGAGTTTTACGAGAAAAAAGTCAAAGAAAGCGGCAGTACCACCCTAGTCGTTATCCCCTCGAAGAACAAAAACCCCGACATGAAACTTGTCAACCTGCTTCTCAACCGTTCAGGTATGCCGGATCCAATGACTAGAGTCAACGTTTTACACCAATGGGACAAAAAAGGAGATGGGTATCATGCTACTTTCAATCGTGCATACCTAGACAATCCTGGTTATGATTACTACGTTTACGTGGCAGACGATGTCTTTCCTGGTCGTAACTGGCTACTTCAGGGATTAAAAGCCATGCACATCAAAAACGCCGGACTCTGTATTCCAAATGATGGCAAATGGAATGGGGAGATTGCTACCTTTGGTATTATTAGCCGACCGTTCATTGAGACTTTCGGAAGTGTCCACAAAATTGATGGAAAGTATGTCACCGTTCCCTTTAATCAAGACTACAAAGCAAATTATGGGGATATGGAGTTGACCGTCATCGCCAAAGCAACTGGAAAGGCTGTCTATGAGCCATCTTGTGTCCTTACCGAGGTAGATTTTGACAAAGACACCAAGAAAGGTCACGCTGATGATAAATTGCTCTTTGAGAGGCGACGTCGTACTGGTTTTGAGGGTAGAGTCGGAGATCAAGGTCTACTATCTAAGTACCAGCAGATACAAGGCGACCTAGAGCCCTTACAGTCGGTCGGTGTGCCTGAGTTCACGACTGATTGGTTTACTAAAAATCTCCCATCGTGGGTAAAGTACATCTTGCCCCACCTTTTGGAACAAAAATCACCTCATACTCTAGAAATTGGAACTTATGAAGGAAGATCTGCTTATTTTATTCTCGATGCCGTTCCCGAGACTTGGGTTACTACCATTGATCCCTTTACTGGTTCCGGCTATCTCCCTATGATTGATGTCAAAGAGAGATGCTACCGAAATCTCAAGCATTTTGGAGAACGTGTCGTCATTCTCGATCAACCGTCTGCTGAGGTGCTTCCAGCCATGACTCCCGATCAGTTTGATTTTGTCTACGTTGATGGACTCCACACTTACGAATCTTGCAGGTTCGATATAGAGAATGCCTGGCCTTTACTAAAAGACGGAGGAATTATGTGTGTCGACGACTACCTTTGGAATCGTGCAGATGTACCCTCTCGTCCTAAAGAAGCCATTGACGAGTTTCTAGGGGCTCACAAACCAGAACTTGAGATTTTATTCAAGGATTACCAAGTAATTGTCAAAAAACTATGTCCGAAAAAATAGGGAGAGAATTAAACACAAACGAAACTGTCAAATTTAGACAGGAAGCGGATAACAAAAGCGTGGTATTCTCGATTGAGAAACTAATTGAGGGCAAGAACAGTGCTGAGGAGGTTGAGGTGGCATTTACGATGATTTTGGAAGCCTTGGAGAGAGAAAGCACCAAAGTTATGAACAAAAGACTACCTCAGACAGTTAACTACACTAAAGATACTTCGACAAATTATCCATTTGAATTTGAAGCATGAAAATAAAAACAGCCGTAGGAATTACCGCTCTTTTGTTTGCCTCTTTTGGGTGGTCGCTATTGGGATTTACTAACTGGAGGATTGCCATCGCCGTCTTTTTCATCATTTGGAGTAATAACTTAAATAACAAACTAAAATGAAAACAATCGGAGTCACAGGAAGTTCGGGATTTATAGCCACACACGTCATTGACGAGTTGGTCAAGAGAGGCTATCGTGTCGCTGGATTTGATAGAAAATCTGGCCTTATAAACGAAAAAATAGGCGAGTTTTTTATGGGAGATATTCGTGACGCCGGATCAGTTGACGAGTTTGTCCGAAATTGTGACGGGGTGATCAATCTGGCCGGACTTCTGGGTACTACCGAGGCTGTCGACGATCCACTCCCTGCCGCCCAGACAAACATATTCGGAGGTCTGAACTTCCTCAACGCTATCCGCAAGTACCAGAAACCAGGGGTACAGATCGCCGTAGGTAATCACTTTGAGAACAACACTTATTCTATTTCCAAGACCACTATTGAGAGATTCGTCCTCATGTACCAAAAAGAGCACAACGTGCGTGTACTTGTTGTCAGGGGATTGAATGCTTATGGCCCTGGCCAACATCACAAACCTATCCGCAAAATTACTCCAAATTTCGTCACTCGTGCTCTCAGAGGTGAACCCATCAAGATTTATGGTGATGGAGAGCAAGTTATGGACATGATCTTCGTCAAGGATTTGGCCTCTATTCTAGTTTCGGCTCTTGAGATGGCTGAGTCACACAAAGACCTTGGTGGTGTCATTGAAGCCGGTACAGGACGCCACACAACCGTCAATCAGATCGCAGAAATCATCAGCCAAGAGGCCGGCAGACTAACTGGTAATGTTCAATCTTCCCCTGACCACGTTCCTATGCGCGCCGGCGAATCTGAACACGCTGTCGTCGTTGCTGACCCCAAAACCATACCCGTATCGTTCTATAAAAATCTACCTAACTATCACCTGACCGATCTTGAGGTTGGGATGAAAGAGACTGTAGAATGGTATTTTACTAATTACGACTACAAAAATGATTAAAATAGAGAAAGGACTACTGTTAAAAGTTACTACTATCACCGAAGAGGAAACGGTTGCCAAAAAAGGAAATTTATGGATAATACTTGAGATTATTGGCGATGTTGTCTGTATTCAATCCCAAGAGGATCTGGCCGACAAATATGGCAATATCAACGAGCTATTTTGGATGCGTAAGTCCGAGTTAGAAACCAACCCTAACCTAGAGATAGTTATCGAATAAAATGGGAATTTTCATCCCCAGACAAGTATTTGCTAGTGCTCTTTTTTCCAAGCACTTCCCTCCGGCAATCTCCATGAGGTTCCAGGTTTTAAAGGATTCGGAGATCTTCAAACCATCAGAGGACGAGGGGACGTGGAATCGTGTCAAAGATGGTACTGAAAACTGGCACATTCTTTTTGACATGGTAGAGATCATGGAAATTGTCCAAACCCAAAGGCTGTCAAATGAAATTATTGAGATTATCTTTTTGAGGAATTTCGCTGATGCTATCCGGCGCGGAGTAGTCAGCATAGACAAACTTCCTGACCTCGTCACAACCGAGGAAGCAAGGCGTTCTGCCAACAAAGTCAAAGACTCCAAGGCTAAAAAACGACATGAAGATGTGGTAGAATCATATAAGTACGCTCTTAATAATCCCTTGTCTGTAGAGCAATCAATGAGCATGATCAAGGGTAAAAAGAGAAAAGAGTTTAAATTAAAACCAAATGTCTAAAATAAAAACAAGAGAGGAGTTGTTGATTGAGTATAGGAATCAAATTGCACTAAGACAACTTTCCTACGAAGCAAGCGCCATCTACTTCAAAAATAGATCCAAAAAATGTAAAACCAACTCCCAAGAAGCGGTCGATGCCGTCAACAATTTTTCGACAAACGATCACAACGCCAAATTAGATCGAGACTTCTTGAAAAACATTGACTTAATGATTGAGGAATCTATTAAAATTTAATAAAAACTATGAACGAATCAAACGTTCCAGGTACCAAAGAGGAAAAGTTAGAAGCCCTTAGAGCACAAGCTCTCAGAAAAGGTCGCGAGTTCAACGAAGCGGATACCAAGGAAATGCTCGGAATAGTCGACGCTCCAGTTGTCGTGTCCGAACCCGAGGTTGTCAAGTCAGTTGTAAAGTCGGCCAAACCCAAAGTTTCCAAGGGTAAAATCGGAAAAAAGTAATTATTATTTAATCAAAACACATGCCAGGAGTCACACAGCCCACAGAATACCCAGGTAAATACGAGGAAAAACTTGAGGCAATGGTAGCCATTGCAAAAGAGAGACGCAGAGGCAAACTCAGCTCAAAAACCGAAGAAGAGTACAGAGTGATCTGCAAACAGGCTTTAATTATCGAAGCTGAGGACAAAATTGAGTTCTCGTTACGAGGAGAGATCCGCAGAGGACGCCATAAGAAGCTCGGTGTAGATGAGCAAGAGTTCTCCGGCCTTTGGAGAAAAAAAATGAAAGCTCGTCTTGAAAAAGATGGTTTTCCATTCTCTCTCAGTAAAGAAGAAACTGCTACCCTTGAGAGACTGAAAGAAGAGGCAACTGCCAAAAAAGTGGCTGAAATGACCAACATGGCCGCTGAAACTCTTAAGAAGATGATAACGACCGCGTAATAGTGATATACTAGTCTAGAAGTCACAATCAACTGACCTGCGAAAGCAGGTCTTTTGTTAATAATTACTTACTAAAATGACAGGAAGACCAACTTACATCGCGACGAATACCACAACCCTAGTAATGACTGGCCCAGGTAAACTGTGGAGAATTATTCTTGGTGAAACAGCCGCAGGCGCTATCACCATCTACGACGCCCTGACTGCTACTGGTACTGCTAAATGTGTATTAAAAGCGTCTATTGCTGAGGGAACTTACGAGTTTGGTATGGAGTTCAAGACAGGTCTGACCATCGTTACTGCCGGTGCTTCTAAATTGACTGTAATCACAGGATAGACGAGCTTCTACTAATTCGATTCGGACGATGGCTACGAATAGGTTTTGTGATAAGATTAGTCTGATTAGTAAACAATCTGGTCACCTAGCGGTGGCCTTTTTTTAAATCAAAAATGAGCGCAATTGAAGTTTCAACTTTCACAGATCTTTTAACCGACATGGCCGAAAAACTAGGCGAGACCTCGGTAAATACAGACAATCGTCGCAAGAGGATGATCAACAACGCCTACAATTACCTGTGCTCTGAGGACTTGTGGTGGTGGCTTGAGGCCATCGGATCGGATTCTACTGCCGATGTGTCCATAACTTCAATTACCCGATCTAGTACGATTGCTACGGTCACTACCGGCACTGCTCACGGGTATGTCACAGGCGATACGGTTGCCATCTCTGGGGCCAACGAGTCTAGTTACAACGGTTCTTTTACCATCGTCGTCACCGGCACGACTACGTTTACCTACGTTGTCAGTGGCAGTCCTACGACTCCCGCTACTGGTACGATCACCGCTTCTGCTCTCACCTACGATCTCCCCTCAGACTTCAGAGCATTTCACCCTCGTAACCCTGTGAAAGTTGGTACAGGTTGGTATTTCATAGTTCCATTTGAGAACGTTCAGCAATATGAGGGATCTTCGGGCGTAGTCCAACTTCCTCAGGTTAGGAACAAAAAACCAGCCTACATCTATGGCACTTCACTACACTTCATTCAAACCTCAATGACTGCCGGCCAGACAATTGTTTATTACTATTACAAAGAACCCACTCTATTGGATACAGGAACCGACACTCCACTAGTTCCTAAATTATTCCGAGAAGCAATCTCACTTTTGGCCGCCGGAAATTATCTAAAAACCCAAGGTGGACCCGAATCGGTTGAGGGTAATGACTACCTATCTCTTTACGATCAAATGGTATCTAAAATGAGATCCGAGCAGGACAACCGAAGAACAATGGGTGTTAAAAGACGGGCTCTTGACCCTGAAGAAGCCCAAGTATATGGAGAATAAATTATGCCTAATTTACCTCAAAGACATAAGACATCTGAAGATCCAGACTACAGGTACAACGGTTGGCCTGATGGTCTGAATACTAACCAGTACCGAAACAAAATCAAAAGGACTGAGATGTCGGCCGCCCAAAACGTGGAGGTGAACTTTAATTCAATTGACAAAAGGTTGGGAACTTACTATATCGGAAATTCCAAAGACTCTCGTACTCGTGGACTTGCCATGTACACCCACACCGACGGTACCAAAAAAATCATGAGGGCATCTGGTACCACACTTCAGGAATACAACAGCTCAACAGAAGATTATGACGATTTAACAGGAAAGACCTATACCTCAGATTTAAATACTGATTTCATTCAGGCCTATGACAACCTTTATATTTTCAATGGCACTGACAACCTCACCAAGTTTCTCTACACCGCTTCGCCTGTTATCACTGTGTTTGTTCAGGTGGGGGCACCTACCTCACCAACGGCAACTCGAGGAGCCGGACTATCCGCGGGAACATATACATACTATTACAAACTATCTCATTTTAACTCTATTGGTGAGACTATCGCGACGAGTGAATTTTCTACCACTGTCGACATAAAAAGAGATCAATGGAATACTGCCACTGAAAAGATTGCCCTTGCTTGGACGAACGATGCTGGTACTATCTCCGGCACCAACATTTACTTTGGTACCACCCCTGGAGATGAGACCTTTATGGATTCGGTTTCCGGCTCTGGGACGGCCTACGATGACTTTGGAGGTACTCTGGTAGCCGATGGCCTTACTGAGCCCCCCGAAACCAATTCTACTGGCGGTGTGATCGCCTACGCTGGGTCGTTTGATGGCACTAGACTCTGGTGTTTCAAGGGATCCACTCTCTATTATTCAGGAGGCGGTACTCAAGACATTGACCATTTTGACTCGGGGTCCGGCGGAGGAGCACTAAACATCTCCAAAGGTGACGGTGATGAGATCAAAAAGGTACTCGCGACTCGTGATGGAACACTTATCGTCTACAAGGAGTTCTCAACATGGAAAGTGTTCTTTAGTTCAGAGGGGATTATCACTCTAAGGAATGTAAATCAGTTTATCGGCTGTGTCGGCCGGAGAGCCGCCGTTGCAGTTGATGATGACCAAGTATTCCTCTCTCGCTTCGGTATATTCACTCTTGGAAATCAACCCAACTTTCCTACTGATATTCTCCGTGTACGATCTATTTCATTCCAAATTGACACCGATCTTCAAAAAATTAGCTCTACCAATCTTCCCAATGTTTCCATGCACTACGACTATCGAAGAAGATTGAGACTTGCCGTGGCTGAGGGTGGATCTACGTACAACAACATTGAGTATGTCCTAAAGTACGGGGCTTGGACAAAAAATAGCAACATCAATGCCAATTGTTACGTCAATTTTACCGACAAGCAATCTGGCACTCCTGTTCTTGACGAACTTTCCAAACAGCACACTATGATCGGCGCTGATGATGAGGGTAGAGCCTACGAAACAGACCACGGCTACTCGGATCGTGGATCATCTATTGATGCCTATTTTGATACTAACGAGGACAATCAAGGTGAACCATCACGTTTCAAAAAATACTACGATCAGGACGTTGAAATAGGTAGGCTTCAAGGTGCGCTAGTAATCACTCAGTTCTTTGACTCAGGTGATGACGCTCAGGTTACCGCCGCCAATAACGCTGTCGGAGGTATCGGAGCAGAAGCTATTGGTTTATCTCAGGTGGGACTTGAGGTTGGCACTATCGTATCTTCTAATGCTATTTCAGTTACCAAGAGATGGAGACTTTTTGGAAGACAACAAAAAAGTATCCGTACCAGATTTAGACAGGATAGCACCTCGGGTACATTCTCAGTAATGACCTTTGCCGGAGTTTACCGATTAAAATCTCGCAGACAATATGATTCAGACGACATTTTGGAAACCACTGTCGTTTAGTGATAGAATAGTATTATTGCTTAATCAATGGCTCCGTGATGGGAGCCCTTTTTATAAAATATGACAGATTTATATCCAGCACCAGAGGGTTTTTTCGTTACCACACTAGCGGCAGACTTGACCGCAACATCATCTACTGTTTCCCTCACAGCCCTACCTACCCGTATTACCAAGGGTTATATGGTTCTTGAGCCATCTTCGGCTACCAAACGTGAAGTTATTCACTTTACTTCAGTTGGAGTTTCCTCAGTGACAACGGCCGACGACACTACGGATGCTTCTGACGCAACAGGAAGGGGTTGTCTGGGATCGGTTGCTTTAGGAGGAGTTACCACCCACGATCAGGGTGTCACTGTAATCATCTCCGCAGTCGAACAGTATTGGGCAAGAGTTTACGACGCTTTTATAGCCTCTCATTCAGTGGCCGGAGCCATAACCACAGACACAATCGCCGAAAAAACATCGGCGGCCGGTGTTACTGTAGACGGATTATTGATTAAAGATGGTGGTCTTACCGCTCCCAAATTCGCCGATCTTGGATTTATCGCCGACGCAAATGGTAATGAAATTCTCATATTTGACACTGTCGCCTCTGCCGTAAATGAAGTCACTCTTGCTAACGCCGCCACAGGTGGAAGTCCATTATTACAACCTAGCGGAGAAACAAACGTCGGTCTTGATGTCAAAATGAAAGGAACTGGAAAATATAGAAAACCTACAGTTGTTGGTATACAGGTTATTGATGCGGCTACTAGTACTACTACAGGTGATGGCAAGGCATTTTTTAGAGTCCCCGCAGAATTAAATGGAATGAACCTTACGGGAGTAGCGGCCACAGTTTATACAGCTGGCACCACAAATACCACCGATGTCCAGCTAAGAAATAAGACTGATTCTGTTGACATGCTTTCAACAAAACTCACAATCGACTCTGCGGAGACAGATACTTCTACTGCCGCCACTCCGGCGGTAATTGATACCACCAAGGATGATGTTGTGACTGGGGATGTCCTCGCCATTGACATAGATGCTGTAAGTACGACCGCCGCCAAAGGTCTATATGTTGAATTAAGATTTGAATTACCATAAAAAATGCCACTACCAACAGGAGGAACTATTTCAACTGACGGACTTTATACAGTCCACAAGTTTGTTTTAGGAGATAGTGGTACTCCTTTCACGGTATATAGCTCAGGCAATGTCGCCGTCTTAGTTGTGGCTGGTGGAGGAGCGTCGACTGCTTACGGCGGAGGTGGAGGAGCGGGTGGGCTAATTTACAACGCTTCATTTGCTGTTACCGCTCAGGCATATACAGTTACTGTGGGAGATGGTGGTGTGGGTTCAAATGACCACGCAGTCAGAGGAACAAGTGGAGGAAACTCAGTGTTTTCAACACTTACTGCCATTGGAGGAGGAGCAGGTGGAGGAAGACTTCCTACTGCTGGATTAGATGGTGGTTCCGGCGGTGGTGCAGGATCTTACGATATTTCGGCAAACGGAGGTAACGAGTCTGCAACACCAAACCAGGGTTACAACGGTGGAGCAAACGATATAAACGCAACTGGATACGCCGCAGGAGGCGGAGGAGGTGCTGGAGCAGTAGGTGCAAATGGTGGTTCTAGTGTAGGAGGGAACGGTGGAGTCGGAGTCTCGAATTCAATAACAGGTAGTGCCGTGTACTATGCTGGCGGAGGCGCTGGAATGTCAAGAACGGGTACATCAGGAACTGGTGGTAATGGAGGAGGAGGTAACGCCTCAACTTCGGGAGATGGGACAGACGGTACCGATGACCTTGGTGGAGGTGGAGGAGGAGCGAATTCAACATACTTTGGCGGTGATGGTGGTTCGGGTGTTGTCATTATCAGATATTTAACAAGTGACTTCGCTGGCGTATCATCAAAGATTGTAAACTTTATATGAAATTGCACCACCACTTGACTTGTGATATTATCAATTAAGAGGACAACCCATACGGGCCCAAAGTTCGGACAATTTGTGTCCTCTAAACAATGAGGCTACCAGAAACGGTAGCTTTTTTATTAGCAACTTAACAACGATCACGAAAAGGAAGCAAATTAGGATTATCGCGTATGCCGGCCACTGAGTCACGTCTGGCTCTACTAAAAGAGACAAAACGTACAACGCTGGCCCCAAGCAGACCACAAACACGCCTAATTTGAGTAAAACCTTGAATATCGTTTTAATCATTACTAACATTATACTATAAGTCTATGACACTAGCAGAAGCACTTAGAAGAGCCGGAGGACAAGTAATTGGAGGAATTGGAAATGCCATAAATACTGCCGGAGAGTTACTAGGAAACCCACTACCAAACGTTGGTGGAGGTAGGGGTATATCTGGTTATTTGCAAGATCTTGGTGGACAGATGAACCCATTCAACCCCCCATCTGCTAGTGCAAGTGACGGTTCTAGTGAAGTTCTCAAAACTGCTACTCCTGCGCCGAGAACAGGTGGAACTTCGGGAGGAGCCGCTATAGCCAACGGAATAAATCCAAACACCTTACAAGCCCCATCCGGTGGAGATGGTGGATCCGGTGGAGATGGTGGATCCGGTGGAGATGGTGGATCCGGTGGAGATGGTGGTGGAGGAAATCCTGGTGGTAGCACAGACGACCTTATCAATGCTCTGATTACCAGGGGTGGATATAACCCGACTGACGCTCGCAACGCCGCCAATGGCCCCAACGCCGCCAATTTGATGAACGAGTTCTTCTCTACCTCCCGAAGTAACGCCAACGACCAAGCCCAAAAAGCTCTTGAGGCCGCTCTGGGAGTGTTCAACACCAAGGCTCAAAATCTTAAAGATCAAATTCCTGGTATTGAAACTGCTCGTGATCTTAGAGTCAGAGGGTTGGATGAAAGTTTAGGACAGTTCAACGAGACTGCTGGTCGTGAGGAAGCCTCAAGACTTGCCACTATCAAAACGAACGAACAAACCACCCAAGACACCTACGGAACCGCAGAAAGAAAAACTAGGGTTTCCGCTAAATCCCTTGCCAATAAACTTAGAAACATGTTCGCCGGCGCTGGTACTCTAGACTCAACTCAATACCGAGACATGAACGTGGATCAGTCTAAAGAAATTCTTCAATCTCTTGGAGATATTCGCCGAGAGGGTGCAGGTAAACTCGCCATTAGCAAACAAGAACAAGATGATTTGACTAAATACTACGGTGAACAAAAGAGTCAATTTGATCAAAAGACTAAATTGGCTCAAGATCAAGCTAGGGCAGAGGCCGATACTCAAATCCGCGGAGTTCTTGGAGACATTAACCTCACTGATTCTCAGAAAATTGAGGCGGTTACGGCTCAACAGGCCAAACTTCAAGACAGACTCTCGTCCATTGACGAAGCTCAAGCTAACTTCAAAGTCGGTCAAGAGAAAGACGCCCAGGATCTCGCCATCAAACTGGCAGAGCTTAAGAGCAAGGGTACGTCAACTGCTTACAACGCTTCTCTTAAGACTCAAAAAGCCCTCACTGCCGCAGTGGATGTGGTCAATAAGATTGCCACAAATATGCCAGGAGCCAATAAAGCGGATATTGCTAAACAGGTCTTTGCCTCTTACCCAGAACTAAAAGACGTTGATCCTGCTTCTCTATTTGGAGCCAACTACACTATGGGTAATACCGATCAGCAATTAGGCACTCTCTACGGTGCATCTTAAGCACCATGGCAAACCGACTCGTAGATGCCCTACTAAAAGCCAAGAAAAAAGCTGAAGATCTAGCTAAATCTGCTTACCAGAATGTTTTTCAGACAAACAAACCCAGTAAGGGGATGATTTCTCCTGTTGAGTCTACTGTCTACCACGACACTCCCATCACCAAAAACATTAAGACGGCGGCCAGTGTTGTCGGGGGAGGACTGAAACAGATTGGAAACTATGCCGGAGACATTTACCAAGGAGGAAAAGCAACCACCAAACTCGTGGCTCGAGCCATTCTACCTGACAAAATTACCGAGCAAAATCTTTCCAGACAAAGAGCGCTAACCGAGGCAATGGCAATTGCTCGGAAAAAAGGCAACACAGAAGCTGTCAAAAATATATATAAATCAGCTCAGGGCGCCTACAAGGACACCACCAGTTATCTTGACTCTCAAAACTCTCAAAACCTAGATTTACTACGCAAACAGCAAAAAGGTGTCATCACTGGTGGGTCGATGGTCTTAGGTGGACCTAAACTTTTGACCAAAACCGGCGCGGTTTCTTCTCTACTCGGGGGTGGTATCAACGCCGCCGTTGCTAAATTCCAAGGAGGAAACGCTCCCGAAGAGTTTGGACGAGGAGTCATCAAAACCGTTCCTGTTCTTGCCATGTCAAGATTTACCGACCCTGTCATTACCAAGGCCGCGGGTTCTATATCTCCTCAACTCAGTCCGGCGGTCATCCAGGCCGTACGTAGAGTCATCACTGGGGCCGGAAATGTGGGTGAGGGCAAGATCCTGTCAAAAATGAACCAGACGGGTTACTCTCCCAAAGATGCCGCCATAGATTTTGCTACTGGAGCTGTTGTATCACCAAAGGCCAACGAAGAGCTTGGAGGAATCATCAAAAAAGGACTCAAGGGCACTCAGGAAGATTTGATTAAAAAGGTCGCCAATTTCCTCAAGAAGAATCCCGAGATCTCAGCTAAGGAACCTGTCAAACTAACGGAAAGAATTAGGGCTGTCAAAGTAACCGAAAACGGCCAACCAATGCCAGACATTATGGTCAAGGATAATCAAGCCACGCGCAGAGGGACCAATCAATACTCCACAAAATATAAAGATTTCGTGCCGGCAGGAGGTGCTGGTACCAAACAAGAATTAAACGCAATCGGAGGAGTGGCCGGTATTGAATACGAAAAAGATGAGAACGGCAAGATCACTGGGGTTAAATATGATCCCGCTAAAGGCGCGGCAGGTTTTGCTTTAATGGCTGGAGTTACCAGCCCTCAAGGTAAAAAACTAACCAAGGATATTTTAGAAAAAGTAGTCAGTGCCTCTAAAGGAGCAGACGGAGACTATCTGTACCACACAACTAGCCCCAAAAACATCCAAAGTATCGCCGAACAAGGTTTGAAACCTGGCAAAGGTCAGTATGGAAAAGCGGTTTATATGGCTCCAAAACCTGAAATGACTGGTGGATATGGATCTCCCGAGGGTGCAATGCTAAGAATCAAAAAGTCAGGACTGTCAGGTCTACAAGAATTTCCCGATCAGAGTTGGAGTCCAAACAAAGTCGATTCTAAAAACATTGAAGTGAGTATTGACAATGGTAAATCGTGGAAGCCACTATCCCCCCAAGGAGTAGAGGGGACTAGTATAAACACTCCACGAAGCAAGGTTGAATTGGAGGCAGGAAAAACACCGCCCAAATTACAAACAGAAGTACCAGTAACCAGTAAAGTCTTACCAGAATCATTACCACCAATTGTACAACCTAAAAAGGTCACTCCAGAGTCGGTGGCCTCAGAATTACCTACTAAAATTAACAACTTTGTACAAAATACTCTTGGGTATTCAACGGCCAATCCTGTCGGCGGAACCAAGGAAGCGTCGGCCTACACAAAAGTTCTCCGCAAAGGTCAATCGGTCGTCACCAGGGGAGTTGAGAAAGCCCTCGGATCTGAAAATGCCAAAGTCCGTACAGCCGCCTCTACGATCCAAGGATTCTTCAAGGGCATTGGTACGTCACCAGAGAGGGCACAAGCCTCTACGGAGCTTCGTGGTGGCATAGCAGTGGGTAATGAGAGAGCTTACAACGTCATGGATTCACTTTATGGAGCCCTAGACAACAACAAAAAATCTCTAGAGCGTATCAACGCCGTCCTAGACCCAAAGATTTCAAAGTTTAAATTATCTTACGACGACCTCACTCCAAAAGAGCAAAAAGTTCACGATTTAATCAGAAACGGGTTTGATCTGGTCCACGATACCTCGTTTGCCAATGGTCATATCGACGAGTCACTCTACACCAAAAATAAAGGGAAATACGTACCTAGGCTCTACCAACCATTTGAACTACCAGAGGAAGTCAACAAATTTGTCAACTCAAGCACCAAAAAAGTACAGACTGATCTATACAAATCACGTACAGATATAAACGACTGGAAGACCGACGCCTCACTCAATGATCCTGTCTACGCTCTTGGGAAGAGACTCGCACAGGTTGAGACCAACACTGCTATCAAAAACTACACCGACTTCCTTGCCAAAAATCCTAACTTAGTTTCCGAGGTAGAAAAACCTGGGTTTGTCAAACTGTCCGACTCCAAAGCCTACGGATCTCTTTCGGGTAAATATGTTCTAAACAGCGCGGCCGAGGAGCTTAAAGGGCACTTCTTTGCCAATGCTGGACTACAAAACGTCTACGATGCTTTCAGATCGTTTGACCGACTTCCGATTCGCCAACTGCAAAAGAAACTCCTTACTGTGTTCAATCCCACCACCAACGTCGGCAATATCGTTTCTGACAACGTCTTTGGATTTATGACTGGTGTTGACCCTCTTACTCTCAACAAAAACATCGTTTCCCTTACTAAAAACAAATCAAGTTACAAACAACTATCTGACTATCTTATGAAAGTTGGAGTGACTGGCACTGATATTACCCGATCGGACTTCGTCAACAGACTTTCAAGTGTTGATGAACTTGCCAAAAACGCCGGTAAGAAATCCTTTGGACTATCTACTATTCCAGACAAAATTCAATCATTTTACGGAGGAACCGATGATATTTACAAAGTCGCGGCGTTCAAGTCATTACTTGACCAAGGCAAGACTCTAGATGAGGCTACAAGGTTGGTTGCGGATGGATTTCAAAACTACGCCAATGTGGGTAAATTCTACGATGTATGGGCAAAGACTCCTGTGGTCGGATCTGCTTTTATAAAATTCCAGGGAGATTTAATCCGCATCATCAAGAATGCCGTTGTTAACCGTCCTCTCCAACTAATCACTTTCCTGGCTACTCTCAAAGGTGTGGCCGAACTCTCTAGTAGAGTATCAGGAGAGAGTCCACAGGACAAAAAGACTCGTGAGGAAAGATTCGCCGCTCCCATGATTCCTGGTCTTAACATTCCTCTCACTTGGCAGACACCTTTCGGGGAGATAAACGTCGCTCGCTACATCTCACCGTTCTACGCAAACAACGATGTAACTGATACTGGAAAGATGATACCTGGTTTGGGTACCGCAATGGCCGTCGCTAAAGACGCATTTTCACCCAATCCTGATTTTGCCTCTACGATTGCCAAAAATGTTAACGATCCCCTGCTCTCTCCGGCCGTTCAATTACTCGTTAATAGAGATTTCAGGGGTAAACGTATCTCCGATCCCAACGAAAATAAGTATCAGCCCTCTACTCTTACCTCCGGCGAAAAACTTGCCAATCAAGCAAAATTCCTTACTCGAAGTTACTCTCCTCCACTCGTTAATACTGGTGTGGATATTAAAAACGCCGCCGCAGGTGAACCCGACTACTACGGACGAACAAGAAGTGTTCCACAAGCGGCCGCCAGAGCCGCCGGTATAAAGATTGAACAGTTTGGTCCGGCCGAAGCCCAGAAACAAAGAGAAAAAGACGCCACCTACGAAATGCTCGACACCAAAGGAAATCAATCAAATATCAGGCAGGTATTCAACGATGTCTACGATAATAATTTACCCTTTGAGACAGCCCTAAAAAGAATCAAAGAAATATCCTCATCCGCCGGAGGAAATAGAGAGGTTGCCGAGGGGCTCCATTCAAAAATAATGTCACTTCCTAAAGAAGACCGAGCCTCTGCCTACCAAAAAGCCTCCAAATATCTCTCGGAAGACGTCAAAAATGAAATGCTTGCTATCTCAAAAATGGAAGCTCTTGGTCTATCCTCGGAAGACAGACTCTTGCTCACCATTCCAGTTGAACTTCGTGCCCAACAGGTTCACGCCAGAATCATGGCTCTCAGTCCTAAATCAAGAGCTAAAAAATATCAACAGTTGGTTGATGGAGGGGTAATCACTCCCGAGATGAAAAATCTCATGCTAAAATTACTACAGGGTAAATAACGATTATGAAGCTAAAACACTTGTCACATGAGACCAAAGAAATCAGCGAGGGTGGTAGATTTACTACAATATTCTCTGCGGAACGTGTATTTAGAGTTGGTTTTGTCCAGGCCGCGGGTATCATTTTTACGACTTTTGTGGCTGGGTTTGCTGGTTCTCTTATCGTTCGGTTTAATACTGCTGTATCCCTGCCTGGCAGGGTTAGTGCTGTCGAGGTAATCGCTACGGGACTGTCGAAGGACTTTGCTGATGCCAAGAAGAATTTTTTATCAAAAGACTTAGCTGATGAAAGGCTAAAAAACACTGACAGGCAGTTTACCGAGATTCTCAGTAGGCTTGATTTGATCCAGGGAGTCTTAATGTCACTAAAGTGAGTTGTATAATTAGTCAAGAACAATGAAAAAAATACTTTTAATCGCCGGACATGTAAACATAAAATTCAACTCGATAGCATCCTTGCATGGAAGTACTGGAACTGCCGGAGAGCAGGAATTGACGATCCGAATTACCAACAGACTGGCGACAGTATTGAGAGATAGAGGCTTTGAAGTAACCCAATCCGACGCCAACGCCAATGACGACTCACAGATCACCTCAAAAGACTTCGACCTAGCATTGGCACTACATGGAGACATGGACGTACAGAACGACCAGGGAGGGGGAATGGTGGGGTCAGGAGACAAATCCGTTGACGCGATGTGGCAAGAAAGTCTTAGGATTAAAAATATTTTCGACGAAGTATATTTTACTGAAACAAAAATAGTAAATAAAAATATCGTCACAGCAGGAATGTCGAGATATTATATCTGGCAGTATTTGACCTCCAAGACACCCTGCGTACTCATCGAAATGGGTCAGGTACAGGATCCCCACGACAAGATTCTCTTGGGAAATACCGACCTCATTGCCAACGCGATCGGAAGATCCATCTGCAAGGCATTCAATGTGCCCTTTGACGTCACTCCGGCTCCTGTTACAGATCCCAGACTCAAACAACTCGACGATGCCGGTCTTACCGATGCCGACAAGGTCAGAGTGGCTATAAACCGAAATAGCGAATGGGATCGCTTAGTAGAGGAAAAAACAACCATTGAAAATCAACTTAAAGACTTGGGGAACAAATACGTTACCCTCAAGGACAAAATTCGGGTGTCGGTCAACAAAGCGATCGACGACACAAATTAGCAAAAGTCTGATCCACTGACGGATTTTTATGACAGATCAAATACCAGCCTCAATACACGAATCGGTCAAGGAAGATTTTAAGATAGAGTTGAGGGAGGCTGAAATACAAAACAAATGTTATCGAGAGTTTATTACATGGATCGCCAAAGAGGTTGGATCCACCCAAGAGACAGAGGTTATCAAGGCCAAAATTCACACCCTGGTCGAAAAAGAACAGAAACTACAGAACATTTCAGACAATCGTCCATTGACTCGTGCTCCATTTGAGGGTCTTGGAAAACAAGTGGTAAAATTAACTGATAACATCAACAAAGTCCTCAAATTACAAATTAAAAGACTAAAACATGGAACTCACTGAACTCACCGCCATACCAGTAATTGTTGCGCTGGTGCAATTATTCAAACCTCTCAACATCTCCGAGAAATTTTACCCTTTCATCAGTTTAGCCCTGGGAATCATCATCGCGTTCCTATTACCCGAGCCTTGGGATGTCAAAGCCTCGATTGTCAAGGGTGTTTTGTTCGGACTTTCAGCCTCAGGACTTTACGCGGGTGTTCGTAAAGTAGTAGAATAATTCTGGATCACCTCCGCAAATCGGACATCAGTAATGGTGTCCTTTTTGTATCGGTTTGTTGTAGTTGACATTTGCCGGTCCATGTTTCATAGTGGGTATTGACACTAGTTAGGTGTCCGAGTAGAATACTATTTATAGACAGTCCGTTTTCGGGTGCTGTGGTGTAAATAGCGCAACACCACTCGAAAGTAGATTGTCTTTTTTAATGAAGAAGAAAAACATATCAGGATTTGGGTCAATATATTACAAAGGAAAAAAATTAAACTTTACTGGTCCAGTTACAACAGGTATTGGTTATTTTGAGCATATCTATACATTTGGGTTAATGGATATGAGACGGCAAAAGCATATGTGCTTGAGAAGTGGTTACTGGTGCTGGAGTAATCTTTTTGAAAACCCCACCGACATTTTTTCGTATATAAAATCAAAGATCAGTAAAAGTCTGCTGTCGAAAATATCAAAGAAAACCGGTTAATTCCGGTTCTTTTTGATGTCCTTGACATCACCACGCCGGAGAGTGGTTAAGATTTCCGGCCCGAAGCAAAACTCGACGATAACCATACAGGGAAGAAGTTAAGGACTCGGTAAGTAGTAACAACTACACCAACCATAACTTCCCTGGAGGGAGGAGGAGAGGAGAGAGGGGGGAGGAGAAACTTACTAATCCCCGAGGGGAATAAGGGGAAAGCTTTAGCATGACTAAAATTGAATATCGACACCTCTACCTACTTATGTTATAATGCTCTCATGCCATCCAAAAGAGTTCCCAAGTACTACCCCAACGTGATCACCGTCATGAAGTCCGAAAAAAAGGAGGCTTTCTTAAAAAAGATCTTTCCTCAAAAACAATCTACGGTAGTTAACAAGATGATCGACCTATTGTTGGATGGTAAATTAGACAAATACTTCAAATGATAGACAAATCCGCCGACCCAAAAGCAAAACTCATCAAAGCCGGTAACTGGCTACACACAGCCGCCATCAAACTGAAAGACAAAAACGGTCGTGGTGGAGTATTCCTAAACTGCGAGAAAGCTTTTGGATTCCGGCCGGCGTGGGTGTCTGTTACCAAGGTTCGCGGTCAACACGACTCTTTTGTTATCTCGGTCGAAAAAACGCCGGAAATCCTGGCAACAGAGGAAAAGTTCGCCGAAGACATGAGACAGAAAGCCGCCCTGGAACAAAAAGCCAAAGAATCACTCATTAAAAAGACAGAAGAGTCTATTGATGGTGACGGTACAGCAAATTAAAATCTTGAACTGAGTCGACTAGAGTACCACAATTCAGTAGGGTACAACCTTGGAGTAGCTCTCCATAAATGTTCCGGCTACCTTGGTCTATCAACAAACATACCTGATTAGTCGTTAGAGACTTATTCGGGTGGTAGAAGCTGTGTCGGCTCAGTTGAGGATTTTACTACTTGACATTGATACCTATCCATGTGATACTTAGGTATTACCAAATAAGGAAAATATGACAAACTCCGAACAAAAGAATGTTTACGAGCGACTCCAGTCAGCTCGTGTGGAATTACAAACAAAAAACCTCAAGAAATCAGGTAAAAATACTTACTCTAATTTTACCTATTACGAGTTAAGAGATTTTCTCCCTACCCTAAACACCATAATGCTCTCCAGTGGCCTTATGACTGTATTCAGCATAGTTAAGACTAACGAGGTAGAAGAAGCCATCCTAGAGGTATTCAACTCATCCAAACCAGAGGAAAAAATAACATTTAGACTTCCAACCGCGGAAGTAGAGATAGGGAAGAAAAAAGATGGAACCGGCGGGGCTGATCCAATCCAAAATCTTGGAGGTAAAACTACCTACATGAGGAGATACTTGATGATGAACGCTTTTGAGATTGTAGAAAGTGATTATATTGACAAGAATCCTATTACCGAAGAACTAGACGAGAAAAGTATAGAGATGGTAAACGGGGCCAAATCTCTCGACGAATTGGGGCAAGTTTATAAAGACTTGGTAGCCAAACTAGACAAGAAATACTCCAAATCTTTAGTTGCTCACTGTCACGCAAGAAAATCAGAGCTAAAATGATTTACTCTGTAGAACAAAAATCTGAAGAGTGGTTGAGCCTAAGATTGGGAAAGTTTACTGCTAGTGATGCCCAATCGATCCAATCTAACGGAAAAGGACTAGAGACGCTTTGTTTTGAGAAAGTAGCCGAGATTTTAACAGGGAAAGGTAAACCATCATTTACAAACGAAGACATAGAGCGCGGCAACGAGATGGAGGAAACTGCACGAGAGATATACGAGTTTCAAAGTGGCAATTCTGTAGTTGTGATAGGCTTCGTAGAATCGAATGAGTATGTCGGGTGCTCACCTGATGGGTTTGTCGGTGACGATGGTCTGGTAGAGATTAAGTGTAAGAATGATGTCAATTTTGTTAGATACATGTTTGACGAAAAGATAGACCCTGCTCATTATTGGCAGATGCAGATGCAGATGTTGGTAACCGGCAGGAAATGGTGTGACTATGTGGTTTTCAATGAGAATTTTGCCACAAATATAATTATTGTTAGAGTAAATAGAGAAGAGGCAGACATAAAAAGTATACAAAATGGTCTAGATTGTGGGATTGAAACTGTTAAAAAAATAATAAATAAAGTAAGTGGAAAATAAACCCCGCACACTCTCCCAAAACTCTGCTCTCCATCTGATGTTTACTCAACTAGCAGACGAACTTACAAACCACGGCCTAGATATGCGTAAGACTCTTAAACCAACGATAGATATTAGATGGTCTGGCGATATGGTCAAGGAATACTTATGGAAGCCGGTAATGAAAGCTCAACTAGGCCTAGACAGTACCACAGAGATGACAACAAAAGATATTGATAAGGTTTTTGAAACCATCAACAAACATCTTGGTGAGAAGTTTGGAATAACGATTGTGTTTCCGTCAATTGAGACACTTATCAACAAAAGCCTTTACAAGGATATTTTATAAAATGAAAGACAAAATCAAAGAAAGAATACTAAAAGACGTCCAATACGAACTCGACGAAATAGACGTTGATGGTCTGATTGAAAAACTACTGAAAGAAGAAAGGGTGACTGAGATTGCTCGGATAATGGTCAGAAAATTGGTCGCGGAAAAGGTCACCACAAGTATTCAGGCCAAACTAAGCAAGAGTACGTTCCTGATTGATGCTTGGACGGCCGACAAAGTTACGGCGTTTTTACTAGAACTAGGAATAAAATGACCGAATTAAAATTATCAATCAGACTAAAGACGAGTGAGTATGGTGTGATAGAAACAGAGACTGTGGAGGTAATACTCACAAAAGGGGTGGCTCTAGTTGATTGCATCGTAGTATACGAAAAAGTTGGAGGAGAATACCTATTTAAGGAGACATTACCAGTAAAACACGAAAAATGACAAAATCCATCAAATTGTTGACACTTTATTTGAAAAATGTCACGAAACTCAACGAAAATGAGAGAAAAATGGTATTTTCTTGGGTAAATGACCTATTTCATCCAAAAATAGTATTGGCGCCTAATAAAATTAGGTAACTATCCCTTGACAACAGGTAAAATAGGTGTATAATGAAGCTATGATAACTTTAATTGATACTTATACGAACAAAAAACACTACGCAAAAACTGTAGAAGATTGGGGAAATCATTGGGCAAGTATGGTTAAGACTAAAGAGGGAATGAAATTAAAAAAGATGTTTATAAAGACTAGATTTAAGAAAATATGAAGAAACCTATATATATTGATGGCAAGTTTGTCCAGGTTGGGGATACCATATTTTCAGACGAATATGTGATGGCAATACATCCATACCAAGGAAGCGAAATTGTAATAGGGAACAATGGAAAAGTAATTTCGGTGATTGGAGATTTTGTAAGGTTTAATTACAAGAGTGTAACAGGGATATATTTAAGAACGGGAGGCTCAACCAATGATAAAAATAATGAAATCTGACTATTATCAATTACCAATAGGAATGAAAAAAGTTTATGGCATAGATAAAAATGGCATTAAATATGAAGCTATGACAGTAGATATAATTACGGAAATTGTAAGCCTTATTGAAAATTATAAAAAGCCTTCAACAATACACACTGAAATACACAAAAACCACCAAGATTTATACGATAGTGCTTTCATTGAGGGTTGGAATTTTGCATTAGACAAAGTTATTAAACGCTTGCTAAAAATATGAAAATAATAAAGTGTAAATATTGTAGCAAAGAGGCTAGACGCACTGGTTTTAAATACGGAATAGACATTTGTGCTGGTTGTTTTTTCAAAAAAAGAAAGACCTTTGAACCCACTTATGAACCTACCTATTGGATTGACAAAATGGGTTTCCCTAATCGTAAAAGATACGAAGAATTACTTGAAGCTGAAGAAAAACAAGACCAGATATTTACTTTCTCTTGGGGGGCTATCTTATTCTTGCTAGTTTGTTTGGTTGGCGTTTTATTACTGCTTATTTTTGTAAAATGAAATACACAATTAAACATTTACGAGCCGAGTTCGGAACTGATGCTAAATGTTTGCAGTTTGTTTTTGACAACAGATGTGGTAAAGACTTCACTTGCCCTCAATGCAAAACTAAGGGTAAGTTCTATCTCATTGAGAGCCGAAAGCGGTTTGATTGTGTCTGTGGCTTTACAGTTTCGCCTCTAAGCGGGACTATCTTTCATAAGTCCTCTACACCATTAACTTTGTGGTTTCACTCTATGTTCTTGTTTGCTTCAAGCCGAAATGGGGTATCCGCAAAAGAATTGGAAAGACAGCTTGGCGTTACCTACAAATGTGCGTGGAGGCTTGCAAAGCAAATTAGAATACTCTTTGCACAATCTAATAACCCACTATCGGGAGTAGTTGAGGCAGACGAAACTTACATAGGCGGTATTCGTAAGGGCAAGCGTGGCCGTGGTGCTTCCAACAAAACAGCAGTATTCGGAATAGTAAAGCGTAAGGGTGAAGTTAGAGCCGAAGTCGTTGATAGCATTGATATTAAAACCATACAGCCAATCATTGATAGGCAAGTAACTAAGGGGTCAAGTATCGTTACTGACGAATACAATGTTTACAACCGAGTTAAAAAGAGTGGCTACGAACACTACACAATCCAGCACGGCATTGGTGAGTATGTAAGGGGGTTAGTTCATTCTAACTCTATTGAGGGCTTTTGGTCGCAGTTAAAGAGGTCCATTAACGGGACACACCACTCGGTATCACCGAAGTATCTACAACTTTATCTTGACGAGTTTGTTTGGCGTTATTCTCACCGAGGACAATCTTTGTTTCCTTTAATGCTTGCAACGGCTGTGAAGCCAGTTTCAGCAAATTATGAAAGGACTTTTTCGTGAGCATATTAACAGTATATCACAATGACAATACCTGCTATGAGGGGATACTTACCTAAAATTATGTTGGAAATGATTAAAGAGCAGGTGGAAAAAAATAACCAGAGAGATATAAATTTTATAAATGCACAGTTGTTTGTAAAAAAAGAGAAACAAATCAAACACCGTATTGCAAAACTTCTTGCCGACGGTTGTCCTGGTCGTTTTGTCATAATTCCAGTTGAGGGAGGGAAAGACATCAAACTGGACAAATTAGAGATGGTCAATGCTATTTATTCTCTGATTAAATGAACAAAGACATCAAAAACGCTTACTTAGGAGTACTCATGCAACACAAGGGTGAGATAGTTGTCCTACAGCGTGAGGAGCAGATCGAGAATGCTTGTATTACCTACCTTGCCGCCCTACACGATGTTCCGGCTCCCGATCTGGCTCGCGCCATTGAGATAGTGGTCGAAAGACTCAAGAACCCACCTAAAGCCAGTGAGGAAGCCTCGTCATAGGCACCTTGCCTCACTGGTGTTAAGTGTGCTTTTAGGTTCAAATGATGGACTTGACACCTATACCTATCTATGTTAGTCTAAAGGTAGTTATTAAAAACAAGGATAAAAATGACAACCAAATACGACCTACTCCACGACGACATCCTGGAGACGATTAAAAAGTACAACCCTGAGTACGTGGAACTGTCCACGGATGGCAAGTGGTTGATTGAGGATCTCATTGATAGTGTTGAGACTTTCGAGAAAGAGTGCAATGAGGACGACCCCCAACGAGAAACTCTAGATGAGATTGTGCGCCAAAACTGCAAGGGATTATCATTTGGTCAAAATATATGAAATACGTTAATGTAAAATACCGAAAAAACAACGGTCAGTTTAAATCTCACCAACCTCTCAATCCTATCGTCGGTGTGATCTTCTTGATCGTCCTGGCTCTCCTACTCGCTCTCTCCTACTACAAACAGGAAAATGAGCGCCCCCTCATTTCCCCCCTCGCGGATGGTGTCATGCCGGTCTACGCCAAAGAGCCGGAAGTGGTGATCAGTTGCGACAACCCTCGCGGGTATCTTGAATGCCTCGCTTATCAGAAAGTTATCAGTTGGGACCAGTACAGGATCATGGAAGCCATCGCAGAGGCCGAGAGTCACTTCAATGAGAACGCGATCCACTTAAACGAAGATTCGATCGACAGGGGAATTTTTCAAATCAACAGTAAATTCCACAAGAAATTAACCAATGTCGAGGCTTTCCAGTTCAAGAGAAATATCGACTACGCCATTAAAGTCATGAAGAGTTCCGGCTACACCCAATGGGCGGCCTACAAGAACGGCAGTTACAAACAATACTTAGACAAATAACATGATCGAAAAATGCCCCCAATGTGGCGCTTCAATGCACAAATACTGGCACCGGCTCACTCCTGGTCTTGTTAGGACTCTCGTAGAGGTCTACAAGCATGTATCTAGCGCCGGAGAGAACCACTTCTCCAAGAAAGATCTACGTCTATCTCACAGTCAATACGGAAACTTCCAAAAGTTGAGATTTCATGCTCTTATTGCAAAATTCAAGATTAACGATCTTTGGACCCGCGGAGAATGGGTACTCACCCGCAGGGGGGCTGACTTCCTCAAGGGACAGATCCAAGTGCCGGTAAAGGTTCAGACATTCCGAAACAAGGTCACAGATCACGACACCGAATTAGTCACCGTCAGAGACGTTATGAAGTCTGAACCCTACTGGGAAAAGGATTTTGAGTACGATGTTTTTGAGCCAAAACAAACCACTCTACTCTAGCCCCACTACCAACCAAATTAAAAAAAGGAGATAAATAAAATGAAACTACTAAACAAAATTATGTCCAAGTTCGGTTACTTTCCTAGAAACAAATTTGGTGAACTTCTTACGGAATTGGTTAGAGAATCAGCTTACAGAGGCGGTGAGGTTCTTGAAACTGAGTATTTTGGTCTATTTATTAAAGTGTCAGCCAAAGACCCACACAAACTTAACTAACCCCCATGCCCACAAACAGTAAAGCAATGACAATAGAACAACAAGTCCCGTCATTAGAGCTATGTAAAAGATTAAAGGAATTAGGGTATCCACAGAATAGTTTGTTCTATTGGGTGATAGAAGAATTACATCAAGAATTTGCCATAGTTGTATATAGATGCGGATGTGAGAAAGGACTCATTACCTCAAAAAGTTACTCTGCCCCCACAGTCGCAGAGCTAGGGGAGATGTTGCCTCCCAAACAGCCCAACTTTCCTATTAAGTTTGACAAATGGAGAACTATAATGGGTAACTTTGAAGTCATAAGTGCTGATACCGAGGCGGATGCTAGGGCTAAGGTAATGATTTATTTATTAGAAAACAAACTAATTAACCTATGACCAAAACAGACATGAAAAAAAATGAACCTATGGCTATTTTACCAACGACAACTACGCTCTACTGTATGACTTGTAATCAAGAACTTGAGCCGAGAAGACTTTGTAGGTGTTCTCAACATGAGAAGATGAAAACAATAACTGAAAAAAGAATAAGGGAGATTATCCGAGAGGAAATAGCCAAGATACCCCCGACTTTTATTCCTTATCCTCAACCATATCAGATTCAGCCAAATTATCAACAAGGCTATTGGTGTCCTTTTTGCCAAAGATACAACTGTGGACAGACTCATGTTACTTGTAAAAACAATAACCCCTATGACAGACTATAAAGAAAAGAAGATAAACATCGCCACAGGATTAGGAATACTCATCCTCGGTCTAGGAATTGG